GCAGCGTTGTAAAACATCAACGTGTTTGATCCATATTCAATCAATGCGTATTTGCTGCGGGTAGATGGGTCAAGCAGCACACACAATGCATATTGCTGATTGTAGTTTTTTAAAACATCCATTCCACCGGCACTGAAACCAATCAGTGCTGTCGTTTTTGGATTCACGTTTGCAATACTTGACAGCTTTGTGCCATACGGTGCAATGTATATTTCATAGCGTGACCACATCCATTCAGGTATCTGCTTTGAAATCCATTCGGGTGTGGCATAGTACATGCCACTCCAAATGATTATACTACAAATTGCGTTCATATTGTTCTATTGCTTTAAAGATTTGATATACTACTTGTGGTACGATTGCATTTCCGTATGCCTTTATGCTTTCGGTTCGCCATTTTGAAAAGGTAATTCCGTCCAGTTCGGTGGGAAGCCCATCATCTCCGCCACAAAGCGCGGATTGAGTTGGGAAGTTTTTCCATTGCTCATAAGGCGGATTAATGTCATTGAATGCATTGATCCTTCTTTGACCTGCGTACTTTTCATGTTCGCTGTTGCATTGGTTGAATCCATCACTGTCGGAGTAGGCAACAAACCAAATTCGTTCTCGTTGATGTGGCGCATTGACCGCGCTCGCAGGTATAATAAAGGGCGCGATTTGATACCCAAGATTTTCCAAGTCAGCACACACTTCGTCGAATACCAATCCTGCATTCCAAGTAATAAGGCCGCGAACGTTTTCTCCCACGACGTAACGTGGTTTAATCTCTCTAATGACTCTAAGCATTTCGGGCCATAAATGGCGTTCATCTTCCTTACCACGTCGTTTTCCTGCTTTGCTGTATGGTTGGCATGGGAATCCACCGGTAAGAACATCAATTTGGTTTGCATATTTTTTAAAGTCGCTTTTCGTTATATCGGTGAATAGTTCTGCATCAGGCCAATAGTAATTTAGCACACGTTGTCCAAACTCATTCCATTCGCAATGAAACTTATTTTCCCAACCCATCCATTCGGCTGCTAAATCAAAACCACCTATTCCGCTAAATAGTGAGCCATGTGTCATATGTTCAAAGTATTTAAGTATTCGCGCCACATTGGTACACGCTCCTGAAGTTTTGCGATTGCATCCGCATCAAACTCAACTACCTTTTCATGGATGCGTTCCTGCACTGGTATGTCGTATTCCCAAATTGACAAATCACTTTCAAGGTTAGCGTTTGGATTTTCATTAAGATAAGTCGGCATGTCGAATATCATGTTCTTTTCAATGCGTGATGCTTTTTTAATGAATTCAGGATTGCTTTGTGGATCTATTAGATTCATGCGCAATGATAGGCGGTACTTTTCCGTATCTATCATTTGACTTGGCGCATTGACCAGCACAAAGCAAAAGGTAGCTTTAGGCGCACCTGTTAGCCAGCAATAAGCTTGACCTTGCCAATAGTAATCTTTGCTTAGTTCATTCACCTTTGCATCAATGAAGGTATGGATGTCCCATGAAGATTTAATATCCGGTACATTGATTACTTCGCTGCCATCTTTGATTAGCAAGTCAGGTGTACCTGTGATGAAGTCATTTTGAAAGTTAAGTTCATTCTTGAACACGATTGCGCCACGTTCCCTGCGCCAAAGGTCGATTGCATCATTCTCTACGGCAATTCCCTTTTCAATGTACTTGTTGCTGATTTCTTTGTAGCGTTTGTACTTGTTCTGCACATAGATTTCGAGAAGTGCGCTTTTGCAGGTTTCACTTAGTCCTGTCTTTGTGCGTGCATCGGTCATAAGCTTACCAAGCTGCGATGCTCTAAATTTAGTTTGTTCCATTGTGTTCTTGTTATTTGTTGCGAATGTATTACAGCAGACCTGATAGCTGCTGCTTTTTAACATTTATTAACGGCTCGATTTGATTGAGTAGTTCGGGTGGGCATGCTTGCAGAATGATGTCGCAATCGTCTAAGCTATGTGCCTTTTCAATCAGTTCGTGTAAGTATTGCACATCCTTATTCGCTGAAGCCAGCGTGCCTTTCAATTTGAATGGCTTATACACATCTACGTTCTTACGATTCAAGTCGCGACCTAATAGCTTACCAAATGACACAGCAGCGTTTTTAAGGCACTCTGTTTTAAGTTTAGGAAACGCAAGGTCTAAAGCATTAGGTTTCTTATTATCTGCGTTCAATGCCCACCTATTGCGTTCTATTGGATCAGCAGCAATATGGCTCGGCACTTTATCTACCATGATAACAATGGATGCAGCACCTGTTCTGCGCAATTCGTAACCGGTTATCGGATGAATCACTACAAGGTCAAGTGAACCGACTACTTCATTCGCCATGCGTTCCCACTTAAAATTTTCAGTGCGCCAATGCCCAAAGAACATTTCATCTAAGGTTGTTTCTACGTGGCTAACTACCAGCGTGACGGCTTTGCCATCGGGTGTTTTTTCGATGCCTTCCTTATCAGGTGCAGCGTTAAGCATTTGCTGAAACTTTTGCAATGCTTCTAAGTTGTCTTTGTGAAATGAGTTCATGTTATTGTGATTTAGGATTAGTACTTCATTAGGCAATCATTGATTTCTTGGCAGTAGCTGAGAACTGCGTAAAGGATAATTGCTGCAATAATGTAGCGAATGATTTTAGATGCTGTCTTCATGTGTTTTGTTTTTAAGTTTAGATGCGCGTTGTTGAGCCGCGCCCCTCGATTGATTTAAAAAATTTGGATGAATATGACACGGCTGCCCCATGGTTGATATACTGAACAATTAATGTTTTGACTTTTTAAAGCCATAACCTTTTTAACGGCTTGTGTATCATTCATGTAAGTTGCGGCTCCAGTATAACCGTGCTTATCTGTTGTTGCAAGTACAACTGTTTTGTTACGAAGTGTGGTTGTTGTGATTGTCTGTGTCATTGCTTTTTGTTTTTGTTGTTGTTATTTGTTTGACAAATGTATGTTGAGAATCAGTGACTTACGCCCAACTATAGCTGCCGTAATTCGGGAACAATTCAAAATACATGCGCATCATGATAGCATCTGCATAGTCAGGTGACTTGCCATGCATCCGGGCTATTTCATCTTTGCTTATCACAGCGAGTTTGCCATCCGCTTCAGGTTGCCTCCTGCGTATCATATCCAGTTCCTGCACGATTACATCACGAAACTGATTCACTTTGAAGATTACTTTGTTCTGTTCAATTAATTCTGCAAGCTTAAAATAACATTCTGCTTTTTGATTGGTATATCGGTCGGCTTGTTTCGCCCTTCCACCATTAAGGAAACCGCGACACTTTAAGCTATCCACTACACCACCTCCCACACCATCTTCGTCACAGATCACATTGCTAAGTTTGATGCTGTGCCTATCGCATAGCTGTCGAATGGTAGTGACTACTGTTGTGATTGGTTGCTTTCGCAGTTCATGAATCTCGATTAGGTGCAAACCATGCCACACGCAAATGACACTTCTATCTTTTCCAAGTCGCGCGATGTCGGCACTGATGTACTTTTCACCTTTGCTTTCTTCATCCCGGAAGCAGCGAACTAAATCATCGTACTGGTATAGGTTATCTACGGACTCATCATACTCCCAATCTCCATACAACAACCTTCGCCTATCTATTTCGGGCAAACGTTCTAACGTTTCAATGTAGCTTTCAGGCAGGTGCGGATTGTCAGTAGGCAAAGAAGGAATGAATGCAAGGTGCTGGGCTAAACTATCTGCTTTGTGTGGTGCATAAAACTCATTATAAAGCCAACCTTTTGACGGATTGCATGTGAGCAGCATCTTTGGTGGCAGGTCATATTCGCGTAGCTTAAAACGAATGCGTGATTGAAGTATATCGATGGCTCGTTTACTTACCTGTGCTGCTTCATCTACATACGCATCGGTCAATTCCAAACCACCTAACGAGTGAAATTCAGGATCACTTGGGTATGCGAACAAATCCTTTAAGATTATTTCGCTGCCATTGGCAAAAGTGATTACGTGTGTTTGATTGTTTATTGTGTAATGCTCATTAGGTGCAAGCCCTAACATGTGCGCTACTTCAAAGAATGTCTTTAACGTGGTCTTCTTTAGCGTGTCAAGTTTACTTCTACCTATCAACCCACGTGTACCCGGATATTTAAACCTGCGGCTTATTTGCCATGCACAACCGATAAAAGATTTTGAGCCACCTGCAGCACCACCGAAAAGAATAACACGTGCCGGATGTGAGTTACCCAGCACGCGCAATGCTTCTTTTTGTTTCGGCAGGTATTCAATCATGTAAACAATCCGATATACATTCCAACCAAACCACCGCATAGTAGCTTTGTCTTGTGGTAGGATAGGCAGGTTCATTAGAATGGCAGGTCTCCTGATGGTTCGTCTTGTTGTTCGTCACGCTTTACGAGTGGCTCACTCATCTTACCGGAAAAGAATTTGCCGTTCTTTCCTTCTTTAACCCATGCAGCCAATCGCATCTTCTTACCATTCACCATGATTTCACCTGTGTACTGTGGACCGTTGTTAGCCACGTTGTTGTTCTTGAATAGGGTGAACTGTCCCTCTTGCATTTGATAGTTGCTCATTGTATTAATTATTTATGATTCCAATATCTTCAATCATTAAGCTAATTGTGGTCTTGCCATAGAAGTCCTGCGTTTCTACCACTTGGAATGTTTCATGGTCGATGCTGTGACCATTGATGAAACCAATGTATATTTCAGTATCATCGTGATACTGCGCAAGCTTATCCCACAATTCACCTACTGTCATAGCTTGTATTCTTCTTTATCAGTTAGCAAATGTAATTCCTCAAAGATAAGGCGCATTGTTAGATTGTCACTCATCGCAGGGCGCATGCTTCGTCTGGCTGTTATCACAAATAATTTGCGTAATAGCTCGGTTTCGCGTTGTTTATCGTATTGCTTCATGAACATAAAAATTTTTAATCAGTACAATATCCTGCATTACATCCGCTTCCTGTGCCAAAAAAGAAATCAGTTTGCAATCCTAATTTTTTGATTTTGTCATAGGATGCTTCTTTTTTCCATTGCAATTTTTTCTTACCATCTTTGGTTAATTTTTCCTGCTCCATAAACCAATTCATTTTTTCTGGTTCATCCTCAAAGTTTTTCCTAAGCTGTTGCATAGGCTTATGAAAACACCCAACGCAGTTACTATCAATAGGGAAAATAAGATTCGTTGCTTGCGACCATTTAATGACATTCGGATGAATTACTTTATCCGCAATCATAGGATAGGCACAATCACTTGCTCAAAAGTATTTCCAGTTACCCATGTGATTTTTCTGCCAATTATTTGTTCCAAATCTAAAACCACTTTTAAGGTTAAATCACTTTCGACAGTTGCTATGAAATCTGTATCTATTTTATCACTTACTAATTGAATTAATTTCTTATCTTTAGGCGAACATCGTTGGTCTTCAATTCTTACAAGAGCGAAAATATCACAATCAGCAGCATAGTGTGCTGCCATGTAGCTTGATGTTTTACCACCGCTGATTGAGTTTACTATTTTCATATCAGTATTCATTTTGGTTTTCGATTAATTCCTTATACCGTTCCTGCCTGTATTCGGTAAACTGATACGGCTTATTTTTGTACATCCGAAAGAAAATGTTATTATCCCATTGTGGCAGCGCATCGTATTCGCGCATCAGTGCAATTTCAAGTGGTGGTGGATTTTCCCTTTTCACTTCGCGCACTGGTTCTTCTTTGATGCTTAACTTATCTGCTGCTTGCTGCATAGCTTCCATGATTTGCGGATGCTGGAACATTTCGTAGATGTTGTTTGATTGTTGTTCAGCATTTTTTTTCGCAGTTACATATACCTGACGTTCTTGATCATACAAAGGAAACCATGCAAGTATTGTTGCAGGATCTATGCGGTTATAAATTGTACCATAGGCACCAATAGCACCGCGATCTAAACACAGCTGCACATCTTCAAGTGAATAAAAATATTTTTGTTGCATAATCTGTTCAGCACAAAATTCAATCTGCATAGCATTCATGTTGTTCTGCACATTCATTAGTTGAGTGCATCGCGTTACCAACTGCATGATTTTGTCTTTGGTTGTTTCTTTGTCAAGCTTCCGAAGGAGACCAATCTGGTCTTGTGTTATCGCGTGCTCGACTGATAGCGACTGCTTCGGCGTAAAGTGCATTAGCTTTTGCAATGCTGTCTGCTGTTGAATTTGATTGTTTGCCATATGATTTTTGATTTTTAATTTTATCCCATTCTCTGCGCATCCAGTTGCGCACTGTACTTTGCCAATCCTTCATTGAAGATTTACCTACTATCCAGCCATTAGCTTCGTAGTGATCCATGAAGGTGCGAGCGAAATTAACTAATCTATCTTCACTCATAAAGTTTTTACCTGTCGCATTCAGTTCACCCATTAGGTTGTACACTTCATGTTCTTCCGGTTTAACGAATCGTTTGCGCGTTACTTTTTTTTCATTTGCATCTTCAACTATAACTTCATTTATATTTTCAATTTCATTTTCATTTACATTTTCCATATGTGGAACATATGTTTTAGATATGTTCGACACATCTTTTTTAATTCTATTGTTTCTTCGGCTATCGGAATAAGCTTTACGCTTCTGCATTTCAATGCTTAAACGCTCATTAAAAAAGAAACCGTCTTCATCTTTTACGAATTTTCCGAAGACATCAGCATCATATGAACCACATATGTGCAACATATCTTTTTCGGACAGTCTTCCTTTACTATGCTGAAGGCACAGAAGGGTAATGTACTTACCCTTCTGCTCCATGTTCAACAGCATTGTTCCGGTTAAAAAGTCCGAAGAATAAAAAAGGAAAGCTGGATCTTTCATAAACTAAATACCCACCACTACACGCAAAGGACTATCCGCGCACGAAAATGCTATGGCAATGCGGTAATGGTGGGATTTAAAAATGTTTTCATACGGATAGTCGTTGCAAAGATATACAAAATATCTCTACTTCCAAATTGCTGTGGCAATCATAAATCCGATTATAGCACCTGCGGCTAATGCTAAGAAGATACGGCTATTGCTATTGTCGCATTCAGCTTCATGCACAACTGGTGTTGGTGTGGGTGTAGGTGCTTTGCGAACAGGTTTGATAGTTAGCTGCCCATTGCTTTGTCGCGCAATCGCATTGTATGCAGCTAATCTTTTGCGTATAGCTACTACATCGGATGCTAAAGGTTCGCGCCTAACTATCCAACAGTATTTGCCATTGCCAACCTTTTGAATCAAACCCAGTTCATGCATTGCTGTTATTACGTTATGACTTATCTTAAATGCTTTTGCAAATTCCCTTGATTGAAATTCGGGCTGTGCGCATGCATACAGCATAGCATTCATGTACTTTTCTTTGGTCTTGCTCATTTTTCTAAATAGGTTTTAATTGTTTGTGTGAATTCTTCGAATGATCTGCAGACTTTCACGCAGTAACCTGCATTGATAAGCTGCGCGTGAACGATTTTCTGTGTATCGGATAGCTTACCCTTTTCGGTTTTCATCTCGATGAACAGAGCATGGTATGGACCTGATGCCATGCAAACCATTAGGTCGGGCATTCCGGGCATAGCACCTTCAGCTTTTAAGATGTTCCACCGCTTAGCACGTTGCACTGGTGTACCACCAATGAACACACCATTAGGAAACGATGCTATCAGTGTGCGTGGGAATGAATAGCGAAACCATTCAACGCAACGCTGCTGCATCTTGCTTTCGTCATGCTTCATGCAGGTACCATGTTTGACATTGCTAACCAAAACTTGCCAACGTAGTCTTCATCTGCCTGAATTGTAACCACAGGCAAGTGTCTTTCAAGGTGCGAATACTCCCAACCGCCAACCGAATGCACTTCATAGTCACATCCAAGTGCCACCGGACAATACTTTATGCTGTTCCGTTCGACAGGTATGTCAAAGCGCACTAACACATTGGTGGTGTAGTCGAGTGTAACCATGTAACACATGCGATATTCATTCACAATCTTGCGCTTAACCGTATAGAAGCGTTTGTCACCTACACGTTTGATGTCATGCACATCGTATTCGCTTTGCATCGAGTCAGTGAATTCTTCATGGAATTCTAACTGATTCAGGTTATCCTCAATTTCGCGCCACCTTTTCTCCTTATCGTCATTGCTGAATACCAGCTTGCACCAATTAATGAGTTTGCCATTGGTTACATTCAGGTCTTTCCGCATCTGCTCAAAGCTCATGTGGTCAAAGTTCTTCATGATGTACAAAATATCACTACGTGTTGGTAGTTGTGTGGTTCTTCTTTTATTCATCTCCTTCGTGTTTAATGGTTATTGCATTGATTACTTCGCAAAGTGGTATCTGCATCACATGGCTAAGATTCATTAGCTGTCGAAGTCTAATGCTGCCCGGATCTGCGCACCAATTATGCAAGGTCTTTTTTACTATGGGTGTGTTGCTTCTTTGCATCGCACGAAGGAGAGCAGCTTTGCTCCCCAGCGTGCGTGCAATCAACCCATTAAGTTGATTATCTTTTTTCATTCGATTG